AAATGTTTGATGACCTTAATAAATCAGTAGATTTCAAAAAGAATGAATATATTCTAAAACATTTCTTTAGTTCTGAAGACCCATCACTTAGAAAAGAAATAGACGTTATCACAGAAGAAGACACACCCGGGGGCGTAGATATGATGAAAATACCCGTAGAAACTAAAATGATGTAATATATATAAAGGTTTGTTAATTACTTATATATATAATGAGTGAAGAACAAGTTAAATATAGTTCATATACACCTGCCCAAAAAAAGGCGTCTCAAGTATATAGAATGAAAAATAAAGATAAAATTAATGAACAACGTAAAAAATACTACCAAGCCCGAAAAGAAGCCGACCCAGCCTTCCTGGAGTACAAACGTAAAAAGGCGAAGGAGTATTACGAAAAAAAGAAGATTGAAAAAGCCACTGGTATTGTAGCAGAAGACTTACATATTGATGTAGAAGAATTAAAATCTCTTTTGATTGAAGAAGATAAACGAGACCCTATTATTACTGAAACCCCTATTATTCCAGAAGTCAAACCCATAGAAGACGCCCCTGAATCAGTAGAAGAAGTAAAAGTAGAGAAGCCTAAACGCCAGCGTAAGACTAAAGCCTTAGAGGTTGACACATCTAAACCAGAACCGCCTAAATCACCAAAAAAGAAAAGTAAAAGTAAATCCCCCAAATAATTAAATTGTATATAGTTATTGTTGTATAACAATGACTATATATTTTATTCTGAATCTGAATCACAATTCATTGGTTCTCCGTTTTCATCAAGCTTCGCCATCTCTACGGCTATCTTTTTTTGAACTATTTTAGTCTGCCATGCTCGGGTGTTGTTGTATGGTATAGCGTAAGCCACGCCTTCAAGTGCATCCTCAATTTCTTTAATCATAAAATTATGTACAGATGTTAATGCTTTCATTTCATCGATTTGTTGTTGTAGTTTTTTATTAGTTTCAATAGCTTCATCTATTTCACGACATACCTTCTTAATATGTTTTGAAAGTTTAGTAATTGTATAACCTCCAGCCATTGATACAGCGGTGGCGGTTGCGGTGATTAAAATTGATTGTGTCTGATTCATTATTAATAGTATATATAATTATGTCTTTAAGTACTATATTATATAGAATTCATATTCTAGATTCATTAAATAGGGGGCATAATCTAATAATTAAGATTAATATATGTATTACACGTCATAATATATATATTAAGATTAATTAAAAATTTTTAATTAAGATTACACTTAATATTTATAGACATTATATAAATATTAAGCTTAATAATCGGATAATCCCGCCGCCCATCTAATAGTATCCATAATATAAAGAGTAAATAACATAAATAATAATGAATATAAACGGAGGAAAACTCACATATGAAAAGCGTCAAGTGGCTGGTAAGGTTAGATTGATATCAAAAGAAGAAGCACTTAAAGATTGGGAGAGTTTAAAAGATATTGATGTTAAAGAATCGGACCTAACCAAACGTATAGGAAATACATTTATAGATTATTATATGTTCCCTTATAGATTAGATGTAATCACCTATAAACACGGTATAAATTTTTATGATTGGTTTAAAGACCCGTCTAAGTATCTAGGACCAAAAGGTTATAAATATTATAAAGAATATATAAAAGATTCTACACCTTATCATTTTTATACTTTATATGTTTCAAGTGTATCAATATTTAAACCATTATTATCAAAATATATTTATAAACTATTTAAACCTACTACAGTATTAGACCCTACTATGGGATGGGGTGGGCGGATGGTTGGGGCTATGGCGTTAAATAATATTAATTATATTGGTTTTGATACAAACACCGATTTAATTAAACCGTATAAAATGATGGTTAAAGAACTAAAAATAAAGGATAGAGTAAAATTAATTTTTAAAGATAGTTCTAAAGCTGATTTATCAAAGTATAACTATGATATGGTCTTTACGTCTCCCCCGTATTATAAAGGTTCTAAGGTTTTAGAAAAATATGAAGGTATGCCAGAATATGAAAATATTGATGATTGGTATGAAAAGTTTTATTACCCTGTATTTTATAACGCATATAAACATATGAAAAAAGGTGGTTATTTTTGTATTAATACAAACAATGAAGGGTATGAACTATTAAAAAGGTTTCTAGGTGCATCTAATAAAAAGATTAATATTAAAAACACACCAGCCAACCGTGTTAGAAAAGATGGAAAATTTACAAATGTTTCAAAAGAATATATTTATATATGGATTAAATAATAAATCCAAAAATCCAAAATAGCCAGAAATACTGGTGTTTTTGAAAAGCCCTCTAGGGAATGGTTATTTTTATTATATAGTTTTTATTTTAGGGGTTATTTTTGGATATTTGGATATATTAGAATATATTTTTATTAGAAAGGGGAAAGGGGGAAAAATAAAATAAATATATTTAAAACCATGTTATTATTAATAATAAATGACAATATTATCTATTACTAATAAATCAATATATAATGGAGCGTCCATTGTACGGTTTGCTAGGTTAGACGGAGCACCTGGAGAAGACGGAGAAGACGGAGCAGCAGGACCTACTGGAGCACAAGGACCTGTCGGACCTATCGGAGAAACCGGACCTCAAGGGCTTCAAGGTATTCAAGGTATTCAAGGTATTAAAGGAGATATAGGGGATATAGGACCTATCGGAGAAACCGGACCACGTGGGCTTCAAGGTATTCAAGGTGAAGCAGGACCAACAGGTGAAACTGGTATTAAAGGCGATGTAGGAGAAACTGGTCCTCAAGGGCTTCAAGGTATTCAAGGAGAACAAGGTATTAAAGGAGATTTAGGAGATGTAGGACCTATCGGAGAAACCGGACCACAAGGGCTTCAAGGTATTCAAGGTCTTCAAGGAGAACAAGGTATTAAAGGAGAAACCGGACCTCAAGGGCTTCAAGGTATTCAAGGTGAAACAGGACTTAAAGGAGATGTAGGAGAAACTGGACCTCAAGGGCTACAAGGTATTCAAGGTGAAACAGGACCTATTGGTGAAACAGGACTTAAAGGAGATGTAGGAGAAACTGGACCTCAAGGGCTACAAGGTATTCAAGGTGAAACAGGACCTATTGGTGAAACAGGACCTAAAGGGGATGCCGGAGTTGATGGAATTCAAGGACCTATTGGGCACTCTCCTCATCATGCGTTTTTATCCGAAGAAATAGATTATTACGGAGCCGTTGCGGTTGTTGCGGATTCATCACACCACGAAGGCGGTAGTTGGTGGTATGCTAGAAAAAATGCACACACAGTTAATTATAAACGACATGCTACTACACCAACAAATAAATTTAATTTTTATACTCATAATGCGGAAAGTTTAAATAATATGACTATTGGTTCGCTAGTTTCATTAACTTGTGATTTTGATTGTATTGATATTACAACAGGTGAGTTTAGACCAGAACCTTATTTTTTTATGGTAGTTTATACACATCCTAAAGGTGATGGAACTGACAGGGCTTCGTGGTATAATTCAAGAATTAATATTGGTCAAAGTCCAACAGATGAGTTTATTAAATCAGGTGTTAATTATAAATTTAATTCTAATCATTTTATTAATGGTGCTACATTGTTATCGTCTAGTTATGGACCATCTGATACAATCATGGCGATTAATGTTAGTTCAAATTCAACAGAACCAGAAATTAACTGGGATTTTAGATTAGATAAATTACGTGTGTTTTATTCAGGAGAAAGAGGGGCAGATGGAGCACAAGGGCTTCAAGGTATTCAAGGTGAACCTGGACCAGCAGGAGCAGATGGAGCACAAGGGCTTCAAGGTATCCAAGGTGAAAATGGACCTACAGGTGCATCTGGTATAGATGGAGCACCAGGGCGTGATGGATTACCAGGAGCAGATGGAGCACAAGGTATTCAAGGAGAAACTGGACCAGCAGGTGCAGATGGAATTCAAGGTGAAACTGGACCAGCTCCTAATATTTCATTTTTAACATCTCTTCAAACATTGGATACAATAAGTGCAGTTGCTACAGATACCACTAACGATGGAGACAATGGCTTATGGGCTTTTAG